CTCTAAAAACTTTAGGTATACTCCAGACACTTGGATTTAAAAGAATATCTATTGACCAATATCTAAACATGTGAGATGAATGATGGCAAATTATAAAAGACAACCAGCATATAAAGCTGGAGAAAATGGCAAACCAAAAAAAGTATCGCCATATGATGATGCACAGAGAGTTCTAAATAAGGGCTACCAGTGTACTGAAATAAAAGATGCTATGACAATGGTAACTGAGGATATACTCAATGGATTGTTTCGTGAGTGGTTAGAAACTAAACACTTTGAAACAGAACGTAGAGAGTTTATTTATAAGTTAGCAATAAGTCAAGGGGCTGTAATGAGCAATATAGATAAAGCTATTATGGCAAAAGATAACAAAGTTGAACAAGAAAAAAATAGTTCAGGAGATGAATGATGAATGATGAAGCAGTATTAAAACTAGCTTTAGAAAAACTTAATGTAGGTATAGAGGCAATTATAAAAGTGATAAGCACTGGAAGAAATATTCATGGCGCTGCTTTTGATATGAACAATATGCTTACAGCAAGAGTTAATCTAGAAAAGCTACTTGCAGCTTTACCTAAAAAAACAAATGTTTATAAGGTAGAAGGTAAGAAAAAATAAGAGGTTTTATTACAAACCTTTAGATGATTGATGACAGAGAGTTGTAATAAACTCTCTTATTTATAGGAGATATAATGTCAGAAACAAATAACGAAGCTACCCATACGGATGAGTCGGACGTTACTGATTTCGATTTCGATGCTTTGGCGGATGATATATTAGGTTATGAACCTGATGATGCTACCCAAGAAAGTGACGAAGCGACAGAAGAACTCGAAGGTGATGATCCACACACTGACGAGGACGCTGATGAAGTTGACGAAGTAGAGGATGATAACACAGATGAAGAAGAGGAAGAGGAGGATGAGTCTGAGGACGCTACCCAAGAATCTGAATCGGATGAATTAGACAATGAAATCGATATGGACTTTAAGGTTCCCGTGAAAGTTGACGGAGAAGAATCTGAAGTTACTATGGAAGAACTTGTTGCAAACTATCAAACAAAGCAGAGCCAGTCAAAAAAAGGAGACGAGCTCGCAGAGCAGGCAAAGGTTCTTGAACAAACTAGAGAACAAGCTGAAATTTATGCAAGAGTAAATGCAGAGTTACTTCAACGAGAAGATGCAAAAGACCAAAGTGTTTTAAAGCATCTTCAAGACCAAGTAGACAAAGCATTTGAAGAAGATGACTATCAAGCTAGTAAACTTAACAATAAGTTAGGCAAGGCTAAAGAGGAATATTCTTCAAGAAAAGCAAGTCGTGATAATTTATTACAAGGTATGTCACAGCAATTGGGACAGCAACAACAAGAACAATTTGGAAAACAAGTCGAACACTTTAATCAAGTAGTTCCTGATTTAATTCCTGATTGGTCGGAGGATGTTGCTATGTTAAATCGAAAATTTGCATTAAGCATTGGATTAGATGAACGCATGGTTGATACAATGACCGACCCAATGATGGTGAAAGCTATTGATGGTTATAGACGACTCTCGGAAAACTCTAGTAAAGGAACAGCTAAGAGAAAACAAACTCCAGTTAAACGAGTGCCTACTAAAAAGCCAAGTACTGCGAAAACTAAAAAATCCAATAGGGTTGATGCTGCTCGAGCAAAAGCTAAGAAAGGAAAAGCTACATCAAAAGATGAAGAGGTTCTTTTCAATAATGCAATTGATTCATTGTTCGAGTAACAGCTCTCTATGTAATATAGGAAAATAGTAATGGCTACAAACTTTACGACCAGTAATGCGATATCTCAGAGAGAGGATTTGGCAAACTGGATTTCAAACATCTCTCGAGATATGACCCCGTTCATCTCTTCAATTGGAAAGTCAAAAGCAACAGCGACTACTCACGAATGGACAACAGACACTCTACAAGCTCCTGCAACGCAGGCTGCAGCGGAAGCGTCTGACTACGCAGTGAGCACTTCGCCTGTTATGACTCGCCTTACAAATATCACACAGATTTTTACTAAAGGTATTAATGTGTCTGGTACTCTTGAAGCGGTAGACAAAGCAGGTCGCAAGTCTGAATTTAAATACCAAACTGAAAAGCGTGGTAAGGAAATGCAGCGTGACATTGAAAAGACAATGGTAGGTTCGCAAGTAAGAACTGCGTCTGCCTCTGCAGCGGGTAATATCCAAGCCGGAGCAAGGCTCATGGGTGCATACAAGTCTTATACACAGTCGGCTTGTGTAAACGCTGGAGCTGGTAATTTAACTAAGGCTGCAGGTAATGGATCAAATGTCCCTACGTGGACTACTGGTGCAGCTGCTGCAGTAACATTAGCTGATATCAACGAAGTATTACGCCTAACTAATGGTGTAACTACGGCTGCTCCTTCAATTGTGATGATGTCAACAACACAAAAAGTTGCCTTCTCTACTCTTATTAATGCTGGCACAGGTACAAACGTCAGACGTAATATTGATGAGAGAGGAAAGCTTCGCCAGTCAATAGACTTGTATGAGTCTGACTTTGGTGATGTTGAAATTAAGCATAATTACATCATGGGTGAAAGCGAGATCATGATATATGATCCTTCGTATTTAGCTATGGCTTCACTTCGTCCAACTCACTTCCGTGATATAAACGAAGCTGGAGATGCTTTGCGTTCTTACATGGTTCAAGAGCTTACTTTTGAAGCTAAGAATCCAGAAGGCAACGGCATAATTGTCAACGCTACTGTGTAAAAGCAGTTCTTAACCCCTATAGAGAAATCTATGGGGGTTATATTTTATAAGGAGATTAAAATGTCAAACGATTTCAAAGACCTTGAATATGACTTAACAAATACTATGAGAATAACAAAAGCTAAAAGTGATGGCTTTAGAGAAGTGACACAAGATGTGTCTACTCACTTAGAATGGGCTAAAGAAATGAGAGCAATGAAAAGCTCTAGAAATAGTTTCTCTCATGGGTTTAGACCTTTTTGCAACATACCGGATTCGGTTTCATTGGAACTTATAACTAAATATGGCATAAATATCCATGATAACCAAACAGACAAAGAAGCCTTTAAAAAGGTTAAATCAATTATTAAAAGAGATTATCCTCATTTAATGTATCACTAGGAGATTTAGATGGCTATTATTGATCAGGTTACTTTACGAACAGGAGTAGCTGACTGGCTTAACAGGTCAGATTTAACTGACTCACAATTAGATGATTTTATATCTATAGGTGAAGCAAGACTTTATGAAGACTTAAGAGTACCACCTTTAGAAGCTTTAAACGGATTTTCTGTTGTGGCTGCGAACTCAAGTATAACAATTCCAGCAGGACTTATAGAGCCTATAGAATTAAAATTTGTTCAGGGTGGAACTTGTTCAGTAGCACCAACAACTAATACAACTCGTGCTTCATGTGAAGCTGCTTCAGGAACGTGGACAGATTCTGATAAAGATGATGACGTTGTTCTTAGTAGAGTTGACTCTAAAGTTTTTGGCAACAATAAAATGAAACATGCCTATACTAGAGAGTTAGGTAATTATCTTTTAACTGATTCAGCTGGAGATCAAAGTGCTGCAGGAGAATATACTTTAAAGTATTACAAGGCAGATGACCCAATAGGAACTTATTCCTCTACTGCAACAACAGCAGGTTCTTTTGTTGTTGGAAAATATTATACTATTCTTACTGTAGGCAATACTAGTTTTACAGGAATAGGAGCCTCCGCCAATACAGTTGGTGTTGTATTTAAAGCAACTGGTGTTGGTTCAGGAACTGGAACAGCAAATGTAGAAACTATCCCTTGGATTTTAGGAACCGAGTTTGAAACAATTCTTTATGCTGCTTGTACAGTGGGAGCTACATTCTTAGGAGATGTAGAAATGGAACAGAAATTTAATGAACTAACAACAAATAAAGTTGATTCATTAAATCAAAAAGAAATTAGGGCTAGTATGAAGGGTGGTTCGTTTTCTGCGCAATTTAGCACACCACTACTATAGGAGAGATTATGCCAAGAAATACATTTTATGATGGTGCTGCAGGAGATAGCGTTGTAATTGATACTCGTGTTGCTCAAGCATCAGCATCAGCCACAGCAGCAGCAGCTAGCGAAGTAGCAGCAGCAGCTTCATATGATTCCTTTGACGATAGATATTTAGGAGCCAAATCATCTGCTCCATCAACAGACAATGATAGTAATGCATTGGTATCAGGAGCTTTATATTGGAACACAAGTTCTAATCAAATGTTTTCTTGGACAGGATCGGCTTGGGACGCTATAAAACCTACTTCAACTGAACAAGGACATATTAATACAGTATCTGGTATTCAGGCAAATGTAACTACTGTAGCAGGAATAAGTAGTAATGTAACCACTGTTGCTGGTATAGATTCAGAAGTAACTTCAGTAGCAGGCAAGGCTACAGAAATTGGACGATTAGGAACAACTGACGCTGTGGCAGACATGGCGATTTTGGGTACTGCTGACGTAGTATCTGATATGAATACACTAGCTACAAGTGATATTATATCTGACCTTAATACACTAGCAACTTCTGATATTGTAACTGATATGAATTTATTGGCTACTAGCTCAAATGTTGCAGCTATGGGTTTACTAGGCACTTCTGATGTAGTAGCAGATATGGCATTACTAGGTACTTCTGATGTAGTAACTGATTTAAGTATTTTAGGAACAGCCGATGTTGTAGCAGATTTGAATACTCTTGGTACTGCAGACGTGGTGGCGGACTTAAATACTCTTGGTACTGCTGACGTAGTATCTGATATGAATACATTAGGAACTTCTAACAATGTAACCAATATGAACACCTTGGCTGGCATTGCTTCAAATGTTACTACAGTTGCTGGCATATCAGGTAATGTTACAACAGTAGCTGGTATTTCTTCAGATGTTACAGCCGTTGCAGGAGATGCTACGGATATTGGTGCAGTTGCAGCTAAAGCTACTGAGATAGGTAGATTGGGTACAGCTGATGCCGTTGCAGATATGGCAATTTTAGGAACCACTGATGTTGTAGCAGATTTAAATACTTTGGGTACAGCTGATGTTGTAGCAGATTTAAATACTTTGGGTACAGCTGATGTTGTAGCAGACATGAATACATTGGGTACAGCAGACAATGTAACTAACATGAATACTGTTGCTGACAATATATCAAATGTTAATAACTTTGCAGCTCGATATAGAATAGCAAGTTCAGCACCTACTTCTTCTTTAGACGCAGGAGATTTATACTTTAATACATCAAACAATACTCTTTATCATTACACTGGATCAGCATGGTCTGCTGTTCAGAGTTATACTGCAGGAACAGGTATTACACTAACTAGTGGAACTTTTTCTGCTTCACCGGTTGCTCTTACTACAGTTCAAACTGCTGCTAATCAATCAGCACATCTAGGATTGACTGCTCAAGAAGGTGATGTTGTAGTTCGTTCAGATGAAAATAAAACTTATATGCACAATGGTGGTTCTGCTGGAAGTATGGCAGACTACACTTTAATGGCTACTCCAACAGATGCGGTTACAAGCGTTGATGGTGCTACTGGTGTAGTTACTTTAAACCACGACAGTTTAACTGGCTTTGTTGCTAATGAGCATATAGATTGGACAGCAGACCAAGGTGGAACTAATATACATGCTGGCAATTACGATAACGATGCGGTTGCCATGGCAATTGCTCTTGGATAATATAGGAAATAGAAATGGCAAATACATTTAAATTAAAAACCAAAGCTGGTATAGATGCATCGTTAGTAGATGTATACACTGTACCAAGCTCTACTACAGCGGTAATAATCGGTCTTACTATTGCTAATATAAAAGGAGCTTCAGTAACAGCAGACGCTAAAGTAATATCAGACACTTCTGATTCTGAAACTAATGCAGACGTATATTTAGCAAAAGATATTCCATTGCCAACAGGTTCTTCAGTAGAAGTTATGGCAGGTAATAAAATTGTTCTTCAAACAACCGACAAGATTCAAGTGAAGGGCTCTGTGGCTGATGCAGTAGACGTAATACTTAGCATAATGGAAATAACATAGGAGATATAGTATGCCTTATTTAGGAAAGCAGCCTTCAAGAACTGCATTTGATGCTTCTGATATCCCTGACGATAGTATCACAGCTGCTAAAATTATAGACGGTGCTATCACTATTGCAGATATAGCTGATGATGCGGTAACAGCAGATAAACTAGCCAACTCAATTAATACTGAAATTGCTGCAAATACAGCTAAAGTAACTAACGCTACTCACACAGGCGAAGTAACAGGA